CTGAGACTGCGGGGCACCACGCCCTTCATCGACATAATCCAACTGTTATATAATATACAGAGAGTTTTGAGCTACTCAGGGTTATCATATACGAGACGAGATGACACTTCTATTAGATGTCACTCCGGGACAGCTTGAGCTGTTCTCGTCGCCAGCGCCTTTGCCGAAGGGTGGTGATGCTTAACGTCCTCCAAAATGGGGCGTTTGAGGTGGCAAGTGATCAAAAGCTTAGGTGAGACTATCATTTTGTTACATCCTGGGGCTGACCAAGCCCTTCGGGTCGATCCTTATTCAAGGGATCTGTACAATAATATATGATTTTTCACAAAAGCCGTAAGTCTGCTTGCGGGATGGAAGGAACATAAGGACCGGCATAATTCCAATGCCAAGTCAAACCTTTCTGAATCTCTGGAATTGTTAAAGAGGGATATGTGGATCGACACATCCTCTTCCAGAGACGCTGAAAGGACTTCTTCCATAAGACATAACTGTCTTCGTCCGGTGTAGTGCACTCCACACCGGACTCCTTAAACGCCAGGGCTAATGCCAAGCCTTGGCCGGGATGCTCTTTTTCAGTGCGTTCTTGAACATAGAGGCAGGATTGAGGGGGATAAAGGCGATCAAGGACCTCCAAACTCTTTTTCATCATTCCCCAGGAGTCACTCACACTAAGTGAGTTCATACTCTTGAGGAGACGCTGGTGCTTGAAATCGCACGAGAGAAAGGAGGCCAATTTTCGCTGAAGATAAGATATTTGATCATGACGGAGGTCAAAGGACGTGAGTCCCACACCTCCGAGGTTCTTTGGGACGAACCATGACATACCAGAAGGAACGAGCTCTTTTAACAAAGGAGCCCATAGAGAGATGAAACGCTGACTCAAAAGGCGTTGAGTCCTGAACGTATGACCATCAAGGAGATCAGATTGCAGAGTGGCTATATCTGCAAGCCGAAAGGATTCGGCAGATGAGGCTGACAATGCACTCCTCATCTTCTCTTTATCCCCTGTATCAATGGATGTTTTACCATTGACTCCGAGGAAAAGACCATAATTGACATACGGAATAAGAGTGAAACGGCGAAACCTATTTATCACCATCCCACACATTTCTTCATCTTCATAATCTTCTCGATATAATCGGGAATTGAGTGTAACGAGAGAAGGATGAATATAGTTCTTTCCGACAGACTTACGAAGTCCGCCTTGAAAAGTTATATCCTCCCACAACCGATACGTTTCCATATTAGGGCAGCGGAAACACACATCATCCCCATTAATCAAAATACCATCTTCTTTTAACCTTATCTTACCAGGAGCCCGATGGGGGTTCTTTTCGAGAGAAAGTCGAGTAAGTGCACGGTTGACCAGGCACAAGAGTGGAAAAGAGTCAGGACTACCCATGAGCTGGCCCCACTGCTGAAAAGCAGTCGGTCGCTCCTCGGATTCTTTAGGCATAGAAATCCGGTGTCCAGTCAAACAACCAGAATACTCGTCACGAATGACGGTAGGCCAGCCCGCATTATTTGAGATAACTGCAGCGGCTAAATCCGATAGTTCAGGATGGAGGTAGTTAGTAGCGGCTTTATAATCACCGGATACAATAAAACTACCCTCCATTTCTCCCCACATACGTTGTAACAGATCATCGTCCAGCTCCCGGCCTATTAATTCAAAACCCGGCTGACGCCGAAGTCGAGAATGAACAGCCTTTTGACGGAACTTCGCTAAATAATAACCTATCACACTTCCTTTTGAAATGACCCTAACCTTAAAGGGTTCCTTCAATCCTTGAAGTTCTGCCGGAAAGCGGCCATCAGGAAGATCGTTAAAATTATTAAGCTGGGGGAACTCTTCTAGTTCGTCCTCAGTTAATTGAAAAGTGGACCCGTCCTCTGTTTCTCTACTCAACAAAAGTCGAGAGAGGAAAGGCATGGGATCCACAGACAGAGTTGTTGGAACAAGAAAACTCTGAATATAACGATTGAGATCATCTCCCAGACGAGGGAGGAAGATAGTGTCGAGAAGAGGAGAACAAACAATGTCACCCGCCCGGATCGTTTTTGTTAAACGATCGAAGGTAGGAAGACATGCTGTCAACCCCATCTCTCGAGAGTCAAAACAGAGCTTCTTATGGAAGCCCATTTCAACAATCTCCGCTATCGCCCCCCCGTCCATCCTTCTAGCCCCTACATGTCCAGAGCAAGAGGGAATAAAGAAGCTTGTGGGCTCATACCAACCAGGAGGAAATAATTCGTATGCCGTTTTTAAAACGGCCTCGCGTATTTCCTGCCAGCTCGTATGGCTCACGGGATCGACATCATGACGTTGCGTAAGCAAGTCATACGTTTCTTCCACTTCCTTATCCTTCTTCGCATCAGACACCGGTGGCATTGCATTCTTTAACTTTAGCAATGTCCAGGACAACATGAGGGAATCGGAATCATTATGCACACGTGCTCTATGTGCATGATAACGGAGGTACATATAAAATGCGCCACCGAACAAATGCGTAGCCGAATCTGTCACCGTGACAAATTCTGGTCGCTTCAAATGTTCTGACACTGGTTGGTTCAAAAACCAGGTCATTATCGATCCTGTCTTCCATTTCAAGTAGTCCTCCCCTTTATCCACCACATTCAGCAAAAAGCACATTACTGAAAATGGTAGAAGGGACCGTCCTTCACACTTCTTCATCTTCTCCAGCGTAGGCGATTCGGTTTGTTCTGCGTGATCCAAGATCGCATTCCAAATCAAACCCACCTGGTCCATGGTCTTCAAGAGCATCTTCTTAAAATGCCTCTTGAATGACGATCTCAGAGAGTTGGTGCCGCTTTTCCCGCGCCACACATTCACCTTAAGTGTTCGTACGCACTCAAGGACTTCCATACTAATAGGAAGCTCTGAATCCACTTTTACGAGTCTCGACAGATCCATACGAAAATTGTCCAACACAATTTGATCTGAAGGGAGAGAACACTGCTCTACCAGCCAGGGTAACACGGCCTCAATCTCCGAAATGAGAGAGGTCTTAAGCCCAGTCCATCCATACTTTTCAAGGAGACGATCTAGAGATCGTTGAATTGTAGGT